AAAAATCGAGAGTCAGGTTTCTGAAATAGTAGAACTTGCAAATAAATACAATAGAAAAAAGATAGCAATTATGTGTTCCAGTATCGAACACTCAGAAAACGTTAGAGAGGAAATACTAAAATACGAAGAATGTATGGTTATACATTCAAAGATCAAGAACTCTCATTCGCTTATAGATAAATTTAAAGAAAGCAATATTAGATATGTATCATCGGTGTTGGTTTTATCCGAGGGTGTAGATGTACCAGAAATTGACATGATTGTATTGTTGCGTCCAACAAGGAGTACTGGACTTGCCATGCAAATAGCAGGAAGGGGTTTGCGATTATTTCCTGGAAAGGAGTATTGCTTAATGCTAGATTTCGCAAATGTTTTTATGAATTGCGGAACGCCTATTTCTCCAATAATTATACCAGATAAGAAAAGTGAATCTAGTGATGATTTAATATTTACATGTGAGGAGTGTTTTTTTATATTCGACATCAAGGGATCATGTCCGCACTGTGGCCATATAAATAAACCAAAAGAGCGTGATGTAGAAAAAAACTTAAAGCATAGCGTGTTCGAGGAGAACGTGACTGTTAGATGTGAAAGACATCATCTGTGGAAAAATTCAAGAACTAAAAACGGATCGCCATTTATAACAGTGAAACGTCACGGTGTTTTTATATCTATATTCGGCTTTCAAACGAAACAATTTTGGGCCGCAATGAAAAAAACTGGGATAGTCGAAATTGCTTATGAGGAAGGTGCTAAGTACCCGAAGGTTTTGGGCATAAGAGCATTTGTTAAACCAGAATAGACATTCTTTTATTTATTTCTTTTTCTATTTGTTCCATGTCGTTTTCGTCACGTATTAAACAGTATAGACCTCGAAGATTATTAACTGTGACTTCCCATGCTTTTTGTTCGCTAGTTTGAACAGCTTTTCCGGTTTTAAATTCCACTTCAACCCATAAAACTCTATCAATTCCATAGGGTATATAACCATAGACATCTGACTGGCCCTTTCTTCCTATCTTTATAGGAGTGCCACGTATAGTCCTGAAAAACCCAACGTCACGCTTAAAAAACCTAGCGTCTGGCCATTTTTTTTGCGCCCGTAAACACCATCTTTTATTGAGTTCTTCATGCTTTTTGTAATAATTTTTATTTTTCATTGGACAAATTAGAACCTAAATGGAATGTTGTGTACATAACAAAAACACAAAAAAGGAGAATGTATGTTAGATCTATCGGGCGTAGAAGCGTCATCTGGTAAACCAAAAGGTAAATTCACACTAAGAGTTCTTTCGGCCAAACAAACAAAAAGTCAAGCTGGTGAGAACATGATTAAAATGGAGCTTTGTATTGTTGGAGAAAAATTCTCTAAGTACAGACTGTATGAAGTATTTATGCTTGAAGGCAAAGGCGCGTCTATAGGGATGGGAAGACTTGCTGACTTAATGGATAAAATTGACATCCCAAGAACGCTTGATGATATGTCACCATTTTTAAATAAACTTGTAGACGCTGATATTCTTGAAGACAAGAAGTCTGGTTACTCTAAAATTTCTGGATACCACAAGGCAACTACACAAGAAAATAGTGGCGAGGAGTTCTAGTGAGTCTTGAAATAAGAAACACCAAGAAAGATAAAGCTCAACCGATAAACGTAATTGTTTATGGTGAGTCCGGCATTGGTAAGACATCACTTGTAAAGTCCCTACCTAACAAAGAAGTATTAATCTTATCTGCAGAGGGCGGTCTTTTATCTCTCACTGACAAAGAAGATATGGACGGATATGACTACGTTGTTGTTAAATCAATCGTTGATGTAATGAAAGTTCTTAAGCAAATAGAAGGGCTTGAATATAAAACAGTTGCAATTGATTCAATAACAGAGCTTTCGCAAAACCACTTCACGTACTTAAAAAAGAAATATGAAGTAATTGCAAAAGAAGCTGACAAAGACGTAAGTGCATACGGTATTAAAATATGGGGAGACTTCCTTGAGGATTTTTCTGCCATGTTTAAAACACTTAGAGATATGAGAAAAAATGTTCTGGCCATTGGACTCTTAAGAGAGAAAGAAGATGAAACTGGTATGAAATTCAAGCAACCTGACATCTACGGTAAAACTGCAGAAAGAATTGTTGCCTGGTTTGATGAATGTTTTTACATGTACATGAGTAAAGAAAATGTACGTATGTTTTTAACTGAAAAGGTTAACAATATTGTAGCAAAAGACAGATCTGGAAAGCTTGAAAAGACTGAGCCAGCTATCATTTCAGACATCTTTGCAAAGATTAGAAAATAGAGTTAATAAAAATATTAGAACACGCGAAGGATATTTTCGGCTCATCTCAAACGTGTTTTGAACTTGTGCTTAGTGGTGGTGTTATTAATAGTCTCAAACAAACTATAACTTACGACACCACCGCTGAGTATAAATGTATTGCCGACTTAACTACAAGAAAAATAACCGTACTGGAGAGACAATGAGCAAAGCTGAAATAATTCACAACATGCCATTTGACGAGTACTTAAAGCTTGAGAGACTAAGCTCTTCTGCTTTGAAAAACTTTGATTCGTGCCCTGCTTTTTATCAATTCAGAAAAGAAAATCCAATGAAGCAAACGGCTGCCATGGGAAAAGGCACTATGATTCACACATGGATGTTAGAAAACCATCGCTTTCAAAATGAGTACTATCCAGTCCCGACACTTGCGAAGAGATCCAAAGACGATAAGGCCGCATATAAAGCTTATGAGGTAGCAGCAAACGGTAGAGAGTTAATACTTGAAAGCGAGATCGAGAAATACAAAGTTCTTCCAGTAAGAAACGATACCACAAATGAAGTTACTGTTTTATTCGAAATGAAAGGTATTCCTTGTAAGGCCAGATTCGATATGCTTCACAGAAAAGACGATGCTCCAAAAGGTGTTGAAGATCTAAAGACAATTGCTGATATCGAAAAGATAGATCGGGATTTTGTTAAGTTCAAATATTACATTCAAGCTGGGTTTTATACCCAGGCATATTACGAAGCGTTTGGTGAATGGCCTGAGTTTTTTAACTTTACATTTGTAAACACTGGAGACTTTCTAGATTCAATAACGTGTGAAGCTGAGTTTGATTATGTAGAGTATGGAAGAATGAAAGTAATGGAATTAGTAGATGACTATAAAAAATGCTTAGAAACAAATGTATGGCCTGGTTATAATGGCTTTACAATTAGGAGGCCCAAATGGATATAAACAATACAGATGACGTAGTAAATCTATGGACTAAACTTATAAAGAAATACGGAGTAAGACCTGCACTTGCAAAGGCAAAAGAAGAGCTTGCTGAATTAATAGTTGCAATTTCTCATCTTGAGTGCGGCAAGGGATCTAAATTTGATGTTATGGACGAAGTTGTTGATGTACAAATGCAACTTGAAAAAATAACGGTAATGCTGAAAGAAGATAAGTATACAAAGTTCTACATGAGCCAGAGAAGAAAGAAATATAATTACCTTGGGAGTATACTAGATGAATAAATTATTATTATTATTACTTGTTTCGTGTGCCAGTGTTTCGACACCAGAAAAAGAAATTCCAAGTAAGGTTATCGAGGTTTTAAAGCCTGAAACTGAAATTATTGTAGATGCTGTAAATGTTACAAAGTTCACTGGTTTCTATGATAGCGAAATAGCAAAAGCAAAGAAGTACATTCCAAAAATGAATGAAACGATTGCGAGTAAATGCTTCGAAGACTTTATGGTTAATAGAAAGTTAATTAAAACAAACGGTCTATCCAGGATTGAAGTTGTAAACAAGCTAAGAACTTCAAGAGTAGATATAGAACTAATAACTTACTATAAGAGATTTTCTAAAGTTGCTGGGTATACATATCCTGGAGTTAATAAAATTTGGCTCCATAGAAAATATCATAAAGGAGCTTCACTTTGCTCAGAGGCATCCAACCTTTTTCATGAAACTTCACATAAGTTTGGGTTTGGACACTCTTATAAGTCTAATCATAATAGACAGTAACTCTTTTGTGTTTTTTTGTGGCGTAGTCTGGTGCGCCACTTAAAACACTACTTAACGATCTTTAACTTAAATCCCATATCTTTTAATTTAGATCTTACTTTTGGATCACTGTAATCGTAGGTTTCTTTATTTACTTTACACTTTTTCCACCAGAGTCTTCCGGTGCATGTTCTCCATTGATAGTAAAAACTAACGCTTTTATCATCAATTCTAAGTGCTCTATTTTTTAAACTTGGTAACTGTTTTAGTGATGAGGCACAACTCGTTAACGCAGTTATCCATAACAGCATGATCGCGAATATTTTCATTTTTGTTCTCTTCTGCATAATAAGCCTTCTCAAGATAAACAACACGATCTAGGTATTTGCGAGATTGTTTAGTGTCCCATATACCTAGAGCATGTTTTGTAATTCCAAATAGTGCTGAAATTGTTTCCATGCTACTCTACTAAAACTACTTTATCTTTTGTTACAAAACGAAGAACAATGGCCATAGCTCCCCATAACATTGAAACTGTTGCAGCATTTTCGCTAACCACAGCACCAACTTGAGGTACTAAAGGTGCAAGTGCAGTCATTAGACCAAACCAAAAAGTTTTTGACATTAATACATTTTTTTTAATTTCCATGGTATTCCCTTATTGACTCTGGTGATTCATTTCACCTTCAATTCTATTTATCCTATCTCTCAAAGTATTTATTGTTTTGTAGAGATCTTTTATATCTTCCTTATTATCATCGATATCACTTGATGAATTGTCGTGATTTGTTAATAGCTTTATTACATCAATTTTTATTTCACTAATATTTTTAACAAGTTCTTTTATGAAAAAAGCGTTAACTATTAATAGCATTGAAATGAATGATCCGAAGACTAAATATGTACCGTTTGCTATTTCCACTAGATACCCTCTTTAATCCTTAAGTACTCTATTACGTCACTTAGCTTTGCAGACTTGTCTGATAACTTAGTCTTGATTGTATCCATTGACAATGTGTCTGCGTTTTTCTTAGCTTTCTTAGCATTTACATCATCTGTAATATCAACTTCAGTAATTGTGTAATCAACTGGCAGTTCACACTCAGTATGCATCTCACCCATGTCAGGTATAATGTCACGCTCTTGTAAGCAATTAGTTTGGGATTCTTTTAAAACCCATCGTTGTTTTTTGCCCCAGGAATCATCGTTTATTTGCTCAGCTTTCCAGGCATCAGCTTCTAGCTGAGTTTTAAAAGGCGCACCGTATTTTCTACCATTAACATTGTTAGTGATTTCAACTTTTACATCTGCATAGCTATTAAAGGTAAGTAGTATTAAAATTAAGTATTTCATTATTTCATCCTTACTATTGAAAAGTTAACTCTTCCAGGGGAGCCTACCAGATTAACAGAAGCACCAGAGCTTTGATATAGTCTGCACGTAACAACATCACCCCTGGATAAGCTTAAATTATCTGAAGCTTGAGCTGTATATTCTACTGTGTTAGTAGCCGAAAACTCTTTGTAGCTTCTCGTTATCTCAGAACCGTTAATATAGATATATATTACTAAAAGCTCACCAGCAGCCATATTGGCAGCAGTTGGCGTTGCCCTACAAATTGTATTATGTATTCCAGTTGTCTGAATGGTGTATTCGCCTGTGGTCGTATTGTATGCTCCATGGGTATCGTAATCTATATCTTCATAGATAAGTGTTTCCACGGTTGCATTAGCGATAGATTGAGCAGCATTACTCGTATACCTAGCAGCCACTAACTCATTTTCTAGCATTGTTTGAGGTGATGAGATTCTACTAAGTGACAGTATTGGTGAATAGGTATCGACTATATTATAGCTTGCGTCTGCTGTAGACTCGATTGTAACAGTCAACTCATCATCTTTAAGCAAGCGTACTTTCCCTGAAATCCCCAAATGCGAGGAGGATGCTAAGTTTGATTTCTGAATTAATATATCAGTCGTGCCATTCTTTACGACCCGAATTGTATACTTCTCAGCATTAGCTGCTGAAAGGACAAGGTTAGCGTCTACGTCATAGAAGTCTGATTCTTTTATAATGTATTTATAATTAGCAGAATCAAACGCTGCTATCGTGTCGTCAACTGTTTCATCTATTTGTACAATAGTTTCTGAGACAGTTGATATTGTCTGAGCAGTAGATATATTGAAGTTACCGATTATATCTCTACCACTAAAATCAGATGACATTTTTCCAGTTGAATAATCACCCTTGCCTACATAAGATAAAGTGAAAATAGTACCTGTGCCAAGTAAAGCAACTGCGGTATCAGCTCCATTATTAAAGTACGATGTAGCTATTGAACCATCTGTTCTTACAAAGACACGATATCTATAAGTAGTAGTTTCATTATACGCATTAAAAGTTGTACCACCCTCTGGTATTGCCCAACTAGGAAGTATACCAGTGTCACTGGAAGCTGTTGAAAGAGATGCATGTGTCCAGATGTCAGTACCAGATATTGTAACAATATTACCAACTCTAGCTATCTTGGCTATACCTGCTGTAAAGTCACTTGTGCCCTGAGTTACGTCTATCTCTTCGTAAAATGAAGCAACACCATGAGTAATTACCTGCGGAGCTATCTGAAAATTATCCAAGTAAACATCATAAGCTGTAGCATTAGTTGAAATAATATGAGCTATAAGTCTATAACTTCCAATATCTGCAACCGACTGTACAACTGCTCTGTAAGTATACTTACCACCTGCGATTTCTTCACCTGCAAATCTAACAATTACGCCCGTGGTTTTATCGTAAGCGAATATGCCCATGTCATTATCTGCGTAATTAGCCGCTGACATATCTACATCGATGCTGATCATATATTTTTTAACGATTACACTTGGCAAGGTGAAGTCATAACTACAGCCTTCTCCTTGAGCATTATTTCCATTTTTGCTTATTTTTAAATCTCCCAAGCCCTCAATTGGAGTCGTAGCATTTCGATCACAAGTCGTATAAAGCGCAGTGCCCGAAGTTCCATCTACAGGAATGACTCCAGCAACATCTTTATAAAGATTATATCCATCATCATTAGTTTCAAGATTATTATTACCAATGTAATTAACACCTGGGACATCCTTCCATGAAGCAGTTGTCCCGTTAGAGGTAAGCACTTGATCGACACCACCAATTGCAATGCGTTCATCTTCGGCTGCGCCTCGTAAGGTCATATCCCCTAAGGTTGTTGTTGGTGTTGTACTTGGAAGTGCTGTACATTTCCAACCCGTAGCTTCAAGGGTATCGTAAAGTAAAATTTGGTCGTCTGCGCACGGCCCCACTTCAGCTAGAGAAGTTGAGAAACCTTGTAGTTGTCCCTTAATAGACAGAGTGTTTCCTGACTCTACAGGAGTCATCCATGCTGGTACACCTCCTGCGTTTACAGCAAGAACTGTACCTATACCGCCAACAGCAAGTCTAGATTCATCACCAGTTACATTTCCAAGAATTAAATCACCTTCAGTTGTGATAACACTTGCACCACCAATTACTTCAGATGTTAATCCATCATTGGATTGCTTCCAAGTACCTGCAGCGAAGTCAAAGAACATATAAGGAAGATTCGCACTACCATTGTTTGCGTAAATATAAATGTCTTCATTTACACCAGTACCAATTCTTACAGTACTTGCTTTGTGAGAAATTGTACCTGCAAAAACATTTGCAGATATAAGTAATAAGATTAAAAATAATTTCATAATACCCTCGTAATAGTCCCTATAAATTTACCTGTATAATTTGTTCCTGTTAAATCATTTGAACTGTATCTTAAAATGTTTCCGTTCATATTTAAATCAGTTTCAATTAAGTCAGATTCGTGATCGTAAACATCTTCTTTTCCAACTCTAAAAACAGTACCGTTATTAGAAATATAACAACTATAAATACCATCTGCAAGTTTCGTATCTGTTTCTCTGATTACTTGACCTTCGACTTTGTATACTGCATTTTTTCTACTTGTTAATGTAAATAAATTTGTATCGGTTTGATTATTTAATATTGACTCATTAAAATAAATAGGCTCATCTTTCGCTACCCATGAGTAAACCTCAAGCTTGTCGAATAGCAACGTGTCAGCTGCACTGGAAACAAATTCAAGCTCTATTGATGTAGTGCCACTCGGAATTACAACAAATGCTTTATGAAGTCTTCCTTCGTTTGCAGTTTGTGTATATGCTTCAAGTGTAAAAGTTTTAATTGTTGCTACAGCATTGTCGATTACATTAACTGTCCAATCTGCACCAGCTGTGTATTGTATTCCAATTATCATTGGTGAGTCTATGTGTGCATTTTTTATTGTTATAACTTCCGACTCGAAGGTTTCAGAACCAGCACTTGATACGGCCTTAAAAACATTTGTTCCTTCAAGAATCTCTGTGGCACTCGCGCTTTTAACTAGTGTTAATGGAGCATTTGCTGTGTATTCAGCAAGATCTCCGCTATCAGCAACACCATTTTGAAATAAATTATAATCGGCTTGGTCTTGCTGTGCAGTTACGACACCGTTTGCATCTACTTTTAATACTCTATCACCAGTTCCCTTTAATGCTTCAAAGAAAAGAGATGAATTTCCAACACTGAATAAAGTTGTCATTGCATCTGCAACTAAGGCTTCAAATAAAAAACTCGCCTCTTCTGATCCTGCAGTAACATTTTCAGCATTGATTTTCATCTTACCAAAAGTTTTCTTTGTTCCAGCATCATTTTTTTGAGAGTAGATAACTGCACCATGAGTTGGGGCCACAGTATTTCTGTACATCTCATACATGTCTGCACTTGTGTCCGTTCTCTCTGCACTAAAAGAAGCAGTTGGATTGTTACCACCAAAGCTTAATGTGTGCCCAACTAGATCCATGCTAAACTGAGTTACCCATTGTGATCCGTCATACATTTTAAATGTCAGAATATTTGCAACGCTACTATCAAACCACGCAGTACCAACTTGAGCGTATGTAGGTGCAGTTGTTCCTGAATGTTGAGTTAGTAATGATGCCTTAAAGTTATTTAATATAGTTGCTAAGTCAGTACCACTGGTGACGTTAGGATCTATATCTGTGAATACTTGCTGCGTCATCTTATTCTCCTAAAAGTTTATGTCTTCTAAAGTATATTTTTTTCCATATCCTTTGGCAATCCAATCATATTTTCTGTCACTGACAGGATTATCACTAGAATCATAGAATTGAACAGTAAATCCTGCACTTGTCTTATCAGTTATAGCGTAATAGTCACCATTTTGTATATTTTCTTGTGCTGTTACCTGTAAGCTTGGTATATTTACAAATGCATTGTCAAATAAAACGACTGTTCCGCTTAAAATATCTCGCCCTTCTATAACCCTGTCAGTCCAGTTTGCTACAATATCAACACTCTCAACTATTGGAGAGATTGTTTGTGTCTCATTACCTTCAAGTTGAACTTTTAATTGAAAAATTCTTCCTGTAAAATCAGCTGCGCTAAATCTTGACCATGGAGTTGCATTTAATTCACTACCAAATGATAAATAATCAACACTGGCCATTGGAACCCAGTTAGTCATAACGTCAACATCATTTCTAACTCTCGCGTATGTACCGACATCATAATCGTCATCACTAAAAGCTCCAGCTATCGGATCTATTACGGCCAATGTGTCCCAGTTTTTCATTAATGATGTTCCGGTGTAACCAGAAGCGATTATTCCAGAAGTCAATCTTGCAGTAAAAACATCGCCAAGATCAAAGATGTCACTAAAGTAAAAGTTTCCAATCGCATTTATAAACGTAACATCACCATCTGTACTTGCTAGCTTTAAGTTGTCACCAATTAATTCTGTATCTTCATAAACACCACTCCATGTCGGAGCATTAACATTACTTATGTAGTCTATGTTTAATATTTCTGGAACTTGAGTCTTTAAAAAAGCAGAGGTAACTGAATAGTTTCCGGCCCAATCTCTTGCTTTGATAAAATAAGTACCAGTACGAAGTGGAACTTGAACACTACTTTGCGTTGCGCCTGTACTTGCAACTCTTACAGACTGCGCCCATGATGCGCTTTCAGTATTTGGTGAATATCTAATATAGTACCTGTCAACGTCACAATCCGTTACAAGTCTCCAGTCAAGTTCTACTGTCTCTGTTAATACATTCGCATTGAACTCTAAAACATCACCAGGACTTGTCGTGTCACCAATCGGAGTACCTGTGATTGATGTAGCATTTTGAAGCGGCATCTTTCTTCCGGCACCATCAACTGCTATCACTGTAAAAGTATGTACTGTATCTAAATTAAGAACCGAAACTTCGTAGCTGTAATTTTTATTTTTAGTGAAACCAACTAATGTTTGCTGGCCATTAACTTCAACATAAACTTCATAAACATCAATTGCATTTCCTACTGGGGCTTCCCATGAAATGCTTTCGATGTAGACATATCTTTTTTCTGAGGAGTGACAGTTAATGGTATAGTTTACGGCCATATCAGTAACGGCTCCTGGATATGTACCTCCAGCAAGCGGATCACTTTGAGTTATTACTTCGTAGTCTGGAATATCTCCTGAGTCTGCAGTGTATATATCTGGAGCATGTTCTATCAGATCTAGTCTAGCATCGAACTCATCTGAAAACTCTATTGACTTAACTATATATTCTCTTGTGGCAGTAGCACTTTCTCCAAAGATAACTAAGTCGTCTACTTGGAGTCCACTAACACTTGAAACCTCGACTATATTTACATCAACAAATGATGTGACAGTTAAATCTTCTATGGTATCAGTGGCCCTTATTCTGGATCTAAGTATGTACGATCCTCCCTGATCAGAGATAGGCTCGTCTAATGTTATCTCGTTTCCAGAAATATCAAGCACTCTTGTCGGGAGACCACCTTGCTTTAAAACATCATGAGAAACTAATATCATGTCACCACGACTACAGGCGAGAGATTCAAAATCAACACCAATAGTTAAATTGTTTCTTCTTAGTTTTTGTTGCGCTAAAAAATATCTACCCTGTCTCCATGCTTGAGCAATGCTTGTACATGCAAACATTTCTATGTTTTCTATGATGTCCGAGTTCGATGAATTTTTTCCGTCGTCGTATGCTATTACTTCATTCTTTTGCCAGTTTGAATTTGGATCTATGAATGTACATGAAATTGCGTCTGGAGTTTTTGTGTACTCTCGATTAACGCTCATTGATTTTATATTTCTTTGGTTGAATATTTGGACTGGTGTAATTCTTAACTCATCAATTGCTACACCAAATCTTCCATCAACAATATTTAACGTTGCTCTACCTACGGAACATACCTGATTAAGAATCTCTCTAATTGTAATTGCGTAATCAAGAACAAAGTTACACTCAAAGCCTATGGTGTTTCCTTGATATGTTATGTTTTCACTCTCGCAATAATTGGCCCATGCAACGATTGAGTCAACGTCAATTTTATCTTTGCTTATTGCTCTTTGATTCAAGGTTCCAGTTAAAAGATCAACAAAAACCCATGCTGGATTTGATGTAGCCTTTTGTTTCCATGTAAGCGTAGCTGGATCATAGTAATCTAGTATTGAGAAAACTTCCGCACTTAAGTTTCCAATGTTTCCGTTGAGTTGATCACTTGCTCTAATTTTTAATTCCAAATATGTATGTTCTAGGTCGGACACGATTGGAGTTGACTTTGAGTAACCTACGATTCCTGTCCAAACGAAATCATTAATATATTGTGGGCTTGATCCTATTGAGTCTATGTCAAGGTCAACCCAGTTAACCCAGATTTCCCAAGTGTCTTCTACATTGAAATTTATTTTTACACTAAATCTGAATTGGTTTCTTGTATTTTCTTTTATTCTTAATATGTCTACCGCACTTGTTATCTTTGTTTCTAAAAGATAACCCTCATTTATCGCAAAAACTGCCCAGTCTCCAGTTATTGTTTGATCATAAGTATACGTTTCCTGCATCCTGATTTCGTATTCGCCAACTCCAAACGCTTCACTTGATGATACAATTTCAGCTATGCGAATACTTGCTTCTCTTCTGCCATACATAACCCCAGGTATTACAAGGTTGTCTCCTACAAGAGGAGCACGACTTTCCGTTGCAGGATCAGACAAGTCAACTCTTATAAAAACCCTATCAGTAGAAGATGAGACTCTAACTTTTGTTGCTGTCTCAAGAAATGTGTAGCTTGAATAATTATAACTTTCTAGTACTTCGATGTTGTCTGGTTTTATTAATGCTTGGAAGGTTGTGTAGTTATCATTTATATAATTTTTTTCAAGTTCAAAGTCATAGCTAGAGAAGTCTGTCCACTGATTACTGCCAAGTGGTCTTACTTTTATTTGCAAGCCTACTGTTGTTTCTCTATTAATTCTCTTTCTTCCGACTATCGTTGTTAACCCATAAGGAAAATCAAACTTTAAGTCTACTGACTCTACTGTTCCGTCTGAAACTCTAATTGCATTGTCACCAACATCCTCAAAAAGAACTGTGAAATTCTCAGTATTAACTTGGTCTTTATACAGGACTAGCTCGCCTGGGTTTTTTGCTATATTATAATCGACCTCTTCGTACTCTATTAAATTAGACTCACCAATTCGTATGCCAGCTTCCATTAATTGCTGCTCGCCTATTCCAAAGTCGTATAGGCCAATGAAGTACTGGTCATCTCCGACATAATAAGTATAAGGCTCCGCAACTACCCGTGGGTAAATACGATTAAATCCATAGTTCCTTATGCACACACCATACGGATCTGCTTTATTTGATTGTCCAGTAATTGAGTTAAGAGCTGTTCGCCCAGGATCGTCTGTTAAGAATGGGTTTGGTGGTGGGAACATTGAGTTTAATAATAAACCAGTAGCAGCTGTTGCTCCTGCAGTTATAAGCGCACCACTAAAGCCACTTGTAGCACCACCAGTATAGTAAGCAACTGCTATTGTAACTGCAGTCTTTAGTATCTCAGTTCCGCTATCACCACCTTGAGGGACAATGCTAATGGCAACTGTCGTGCTTTCTCTCGGAGTTGCGTATTCCCACATCTCTCTAAATACCAAACCACCATCAACTCTAACTTCAACGTAGTCCCAAACCTCTACCGGAAATCCAGAGATCTCAAGTAGCTTAGTAATCGAATTACCATGATCGTAATTCTTAACTTTGTAATTATCGAATATTTTTTTTCTAATTAAGACTTTCATAACGCCAAAAAGAATCTACCCTGTTCTTCCATTTTGAATTTTTATAACTTTCAATCTCTGCATGTTTCTCTCTCATTATATGCAACATATTTCCGTTTTGCAAAACAACTCCAACATGTACAGGGTAGCCTTTAATGTTCAATATAACTATATCTCCCTCACATTCTTTTCCGTTTGACACACTTTTAAATGATTCTTTCTTGACTTGAAGCGTTGAATATACGTCATCGTCTGTATATATCTTTTCATTTAAAAACTCAGGTAATTCAACTCCAAGAACTTCTTTGTTAAATAAATGACAAATACCATAGCAGTCACAAAACAAAAAATCTCTTTTATTACTATGGTAGAATATATCTAAAAATTTTTTATATCCATTAAACATTTAAAAGACCAGGAAAGTCTTTTGCTGAATATGTAAAGCTTGGTATTTGAACATTCAATATATCTTCGTAACCGAAATTCATTGTTATAAATCTTGAGTCGTATACAACTTTTCTTAAAACCATTCCCTGTATACTCATTTCAACAAAGTCTGGGAACGATGAAAATACAATATCAATATTTGCCGTTATGCTATCTGTGTTTTCGTTTAAGTCATCAACTAAGTCTAGACCTATGTTTGATATTGTTATGACTAGCTCTGGAACTTCTTCATTTGTATCATCTGGGAGTGCAAACTTAAATGGAAATGCTGTATACAATTGACCATTCGAAGTTACATCTTCTGTATTGTTAACATAATAAAACGTATTGCTATTTGGAAAGCTAAGTGTAAAAAGCATTAGTGCAGGATCGTCTGAATATGATTTATACATTTGGTCTACAGCGTGTAGACTTAGCTTACTCACTCTTAACCTCTAATATCATCGACACTGAATATGTTTGAAAACCAACGTGCCTTATTTGCATACCGCCCTCTTCAAACGAAACAGTCATTTGAGTTCCAAGAGCAGGATCGTCAAAGAAAAAATCTCTAACACCATCTTGAAGGGTTGACGTGTACCAAGTCATAAATGTTGAATACTCAGTATTATCTTTCAGTAATATACTTCCGTTTATTGTGTCTCTTCTAAGTGTAGACCTTCTACGTTTTTTACTTGGCCCTACATCCATTTGTGAATAAACAACATTGTTTCCTGGAACTCTATTAAAAGATCCTCTTTCAAAATTATCTTGTAATGTACTTGGATAAAGTTCGGCCATTATCTAGATCCTTTTCTGCTTAGTCCGTAATTAGAACTAAAAGATTTATCAAATTTACCTTCATTGATTGCGCTCTTAACGGCCTTGGCAATAGTTATATCTAGAACCCTTGCACCACCTGCGCTTGATTCTTCAACGCCAATATCGACACCTGCATTATTATTAACATTAACAGTAACTTTCGAAGGAATTGCTTTTATGCCAAAGTCACCACCAGAAACTC